CAGGACGCCGACATCATCAGCGGCTGGAACTCAGAGTTCTTTGACGTACCGTATGTGGTGCGCCGCGTTGAGCTGCAGGTGAAGCACCTGCTGCATCGGCTTTGCTTCACTGGCTGCCCACCACCGCGCCAGCGGTTTGTCGAGCGATTCGGCTCACAGGAGATGGTCTACACGCTATACGGGCGCACGCACCTGGACTACCTCGACCTCTTCAAGAAGTTCACCTTCGAGGGTCGTACGTCCTATTCGCTGGGCAACATCCTCTCAGAGGAGGTAGGACTCAGCAAGCTGCAGTACGAGGGCACCCTCGAGCAGCTCTATCACGACCAGTTTCCACGCTTCTGCGCCTACAACTTTCGAGACGTCTCAGGCATGGTGGACCTGGACAACAAGTTCAAGTTCATCCAGCTGGTCAACCAGATGGCGCATGAGAACACGTGCCTCTTCGAGAACATCCTCGGCACGGTGCGCTACGTCGAGACCGGCATCGCCAACCGCGCGCACAACGTCCACAACCTCATCGTGCCTGACAAGCAGACAAACACCGATGGCGAGCGGGTTGAGGGTGCCTTGGTGCTGGATCCGCACATTGGCCTGCACGAGTGGCTGGGCTCAGTTGACTTGACCTCGCTGTACCCACGCACCATGCAGAGCCTGAACATCTCTCCTGAGAAGTTCATCGGGCAGTTCATGGACGGTGAGGTGGACTGGCGCGGCATCATGGTGACCAAGGACAACGCAGTTCACGTCCTACGCACCGACAGCCATGAGCTGATCGAGCGAACTGGTGAGGAGTGGCGCGAGCTGCTGCGCGAGCAGCGGTGGGCAGTCTCGGCGTACGGTACCGTCTTCGACCAGTCGAGCGGCGTCGGACTGGTTCCTGACACCATCAACTTCTGGTTCAACGAGCGCAAGCGCCTGCAGGCCGAGAAGAAGCGGTACGCCAAGCTGGCCAAGGAGGAGCAGGACCCCGTCAAGAAGGCTGAGTATGAGCGTGAGGCAGAGCACTACGACCTGCTGCAGCTGACCAAGAAGATCCAGCTGAACTCGACCTATGGCGCGCTGCTCAACGCCGCCTTCCGCTTCGGCCGCAAGGAGATGGGTGCGTCAGTCACGGCGTGCGGACGGCAGATCACCACGCACATGATGCAGACCATTCACTCGCTGCTCGAGCCCGATAAGGTGATGCGCATCGAGAAGCTCACCATCACAGCTGATGACGGGGTGCAGCACATCTACCGCGCCGACAGCGCCAGCATCATCTACGGTGACACCGACTCGTGCTACTTCAAGACGGGGGCGGACAGCAAGGAGATGGCGGTTGCCGTCGCCGACGAGGTGGCGCAGCAGACCAACGCCACCTTCCAGGAGTTCATGCGGTCCTCGTTTGGCTGTCAGCCGGGCTATGACGAGTTCATGAAGGCCAACCGCGAGGTTGTCGCTATTCGCGGTCTATTCCAGGCCAAGAAGAAGTACATCCTGCGGGTCGTCGACCTTGAAGGCACCGCTGTCGACAAGCTGAAGACGCAGGGCTCCGAGATCAAGAAGGCCGACACACCGAAGGTCATCCAGCAGTTCCTCAAGGACCTGATGGCGCTGCTGCTTGACGGGCGCGGGTACGCCGAGATCGAGCAGTTCGTCAACTCCAAGCGCAGCTCGCTGCTTGGTACCGATGGCGACATCTTCTCCATGGGCGTCGCCAAGCAGGTCAACAACCTTGACGGGTTCTACGCCGCCTGGAAGCGCGCCGGTAGGCCAGCTGCCGGCAAGGTCTCAGTCAACGGCGCCTCACCACAGGCGGTGCCTGGTCACATTCGCGCGGCCATCAACTACAACGAGCTGGTGCAGCGCTTTGAGGAAGGTGCCAAGCTCATTCGCTCGGGTGACAAGGTGCTCATCTTCTACCTGCGTTCCAATGCCGAGGGGATAAAGTCAATCGCGATTCCGACTGACGCCTACGAGCTTCCGCGCTGGATTGCTGAGAACTTCTCAATTGATCGCCAGCTCACTGAGCAGAAGATGATAGATAATAAGCTGGAGGGCATCTTTGCGGCCCTCGACTGGGAGATCCCCACTCCCCAGAAGGCCATCACCAACAAGCTACTGAGGTTCTAACATGGGAAAGATCGTAAGCCGTCAGCCACCTAAGCCAGCTCAAGAGCCCTTGGTTCAAGAGCTCCTGACTGAGGACTCGGAACCGATCTCGCCAAACGAAGAGGTGCTGCGCAAGACCACAAAGGGGATTGATATTCACCACTTTGAAACGGGAGAAGACCATGAAGATAGTTAGCAAGCGCGGACAGGCCAAAGAAGTAGACATCGAGCTGGACCTGCCTGAGCTCGACGAGTTCGACGAGGCAGTCAACGCTGATGCTGACCCGTCGCAGATCCAGCTGGATCTGCTGGAAATTGACGCATTCGGAGCGGCGTGCTGGGCTAATCGGCGGCAGACCGAGAATGAGCTGCGCCAGCTTGACTGCGTGCTCACCTATAACCCGCGGCAGGAGCTGTGGACCGTTCTGCATGGTGGAACGGTCATCCTGATGTTCACCCAAGAAGCCCTTCAATCAGGACCTGAGCAGGTCGCCGCTCGCTGTCGGTTTATAATCGAGCGTAGGAGGGTACATGAAGCTACCAACAAGCGATATTGAACGCCTGCGTGAGGCCTTGGCGGTAGCCAAGGTCATCGATGTGGAGCTGGCCGTGCTTGCCGACGGCAAGATCATGGGGGTCAACGACAAGCGGGACGGCGCCATCATCAGCGAGCTTCAGCTTGGGTTTCCGTCTGACACCAAGGTAGGCATCGGACGGGTCGATGAGCTGACGAAGCGCCTCGCTCTCTTCAGCGAGGGCGCTGAAGCTGAGCTAAAGGCCAATGACCGCGGCGAGGTGACGATGATCACGCTGGCCGCAGGACGCAGCAAGGTGCAGTTTCGCTGCACCTCGATGAGCCTGCTGGACCGCAAGTACCCCAAGGAGAACGCCGATGACCCAGCGGTCGTCGTCAGCTTCACCAAGGCCGAGGTAGGACAGCTCTCACGAGCGACCAAGACGCTGGCCGCCGAGCACATCGTCATCAAGGTCAGCAAGGGTGGAGCAACGCACGTCGAGTGTTCCGACAGCAACAACGACCAGTTTGCGCTGGTCCTTGAGAAGCCAGCCGAGTTTCTGGCAGCAGAGGAGCCAACGGTCTTCACGTACCGCGCGACCGTTACCTCGGCGCTGCTTGATGCCGGAGCGCGTGACACAGACACCGTCGACGCCGTCATTGGAGCTGGTGGATCACTGACCGGCATCGTACGCGGTCACTCGCTCATCATCATGCCTAAGGCAACTGGAGACTGATATGGAAGACACAAACCAAGTAACTCACATCATGCGGTTAGAGCAGCAGCTGGAGCACCTGCAGCGCCAGCTCGGTGAAGCCAAACCGCTGGCCGACAGGTGGACTCCAGTGGTCAGCGGTGAACTTAGGCCCGGTGCCAAGCAGGTGCACGTCACGCTCGCCTTCGGTGGAAGGCGGACCACGGCGGTTGTCAGCGTTGACGCCTTTCGCTCCAACACCGTCGATGACCTCACCATCAGCATCATCGACACGCTGGCTGAAAGCCTGCTGATCGACTGCCTGCGTGAGGTCATTCGTCCTGAGGTGGAGCGGCTGGCGCGTGGTGCGCAGGCGCTTCCTAGGGCGACCGTGTGATGACCTGGTTTCGACACCTGGCCAACCGGCTGCTCGACTGGAGAGCGATCTCGGGTGGCGCGCGCAGGCGCTTCTCACGCAGCCAGGCACGGATCAAGGACCCATGGGCCATGCTAGAGGTGCAGGCCATTGAGGACGACGGGCGCGTGAAGATGGCCTTCGACTACAACGCGGCCTTTCTCGACAAGGTCAAGGCAATGGGCTTTCAGGCAGAGACCGACGAGGACACAGTCCAGCTCTTCTTCATGGCCTCAGGGCTGCGCCCAGTGGCGCTCAGCGGCGGCGATGAGGCGGTGCAGTCATCCGAGCACCCAGGTCTGGCACAGCCGCAGAACGTGCTGCGAATGTGATGAGCGAGCCCACCATCGAGCGCTACGAGGAGATAGCCAACGAGTGCCTCGATCTAATGGGGCTGCACAGCATCTTTCACGCGCTTTCATCGGAGGATTCATTCAACGCTGATGCCATGGATGCTCGGCTGCAGGAGCTGCTGGCCACCCGCTGTCGCTATCACGAAGGAGAGCTAACGGCCTACCTACGCTACACCTGGACCCGAAACAATCGATTGCCGACCTGGCAGCCGCTGCTCAACGCCACCATCGAGCTGGCTCGCCTGCGTGGACACAGCGACGATATTTTTCACGGCCTGCTTCCAGACCGTGATATAATCAACCGAAACACTTGACAACCATAATAATGACACCAGAGAGGCGCGCAAATATCTCACGAGCGCTGAAAGGCAGCAAGAAATTATCTGAAGCGATGAAGCGCGTTCACGCTCGTAGATTAGCTACTGGTGAAGATAAAGCAATGCGCAACAAGATTCGTCGCACGCGAATAGCAGCTGGAGATTGGACACAGTATGATCAAAGCGCATGGGCAGAATATAAGCGTCAGGTACGCGTAGAAACTGACAAGCAACCTCTTCACACCTTGCAGCATATCGAAAAACGGGGCCGAGGGCCTGGAAGGTATCACCTAGATCACATCGTTAGTCAAAAGACGGGATTTGATCTACATCTTCTACCGTGGTTTATTGGAAACATCATCAACTTAAGAATGATACCAGAGGGTGAAAACTGCGCAAAGCAGCACTTCAGCGATGAAGACGAAATCATCAGTCTCTGGTATAGCCTTACTGAGGTACTCGACCCATGAAGCGTCTAATCATTGACACCTCTAATCTGCTTTTTAGGGTGGCTGCAGCACACGCTAAACACAGTGGAGGAAGCGCAGAAGACATGGCAGGACTTGCCATGCATTCATCTCTTAACACGGTCAAGTCCTACCACCGTCGGCTTCAGCCGGATCAGGTCGCCCTTGCTTTCGAGGGCGTCGACAACTGGCGGAAGGACTGGACGCGTGGTAGCTCCAGCATCTCGAAGCGGGTCTACAAGGCCAACCGCGTCAAGGACGACTCACTTGTGCCGTTCTATGAGCTCATCCGTGCCTTCGAGCAGCTGGCACGTCAGCACACCTCGCTCGTCTGCCTGTCGCACCCGCGGCTGGAGGGCGACGACGTCATCGCCGGCTACGCGCAGCACTTCTCGGCGAAGGGCGACGAGGTCGTCGTGCTGTCAGGTGACAAGGACTTCATCCAGCTGCTGAAGCTGCCAGGTGTCACGCTGCTGAATCCCGACGACGGCAAACTGCGCGGGATTGACAAGAAGACCGGCAAGGTCATCGACCCCATCTACTTCATGTTCGAGAAGGCGGTTCGCGGTGATGCCGGCGACAACGTCATGGCGGCCTACCCGCGGGTGCGAGCCACCCGCATCGAAAAGGCGTTCACGCAGGAGTACGAGCGCACGAACTTCATGAATGAGACGTGGGAGTTCAGCGACCCCACCACTGGCGAGAAGCGCACCTACCGCGTCGGAGACCTCTTCGAGGAGAACCTGACGCTGATGGACCTGGAACGTCAGCCGCCCGATATCCGGGCCTTCATTCAGCAGACGATCGAGCATGAGGTGGTGCACCACGGCCAGTTCAGTCTCTTCCACTTCCAGAAGTTCTGCGGCAAGTACGGGCTCAAGAAGATCTCAGACGACGTCACGCACTTCATCGAGCTGTTCTCCTCCACCGGTCGTAACTCCCCGCACAAGGAAGAGACGAAGGCCATCCGCGCCGAACAGAAGCGCGTTGGTACGCTGGTGTTCTGACATCTCCAGTGCCTCCGGGTTAGGCACGATTTCTCTTAGAAAGGTCACTTCTCTCCGATAAATAGGTGATGCCTAGAATGGTTCTAGGCGCTCAATGGGTCCCCGCAAGGGGTAAAGCGTTTAACGCATCCCCGTAACCTGCAAGGAGAAAAGCATGGCAATCAAGCAAGAAAAGATTCAGAAGCACCCTACCACCCTGAAGCACGTCTACCTCATGGACTGGAACGACGATGGCATTCTCAAGGAGGTAGCCATCGTGCTGGAAGCACGTGATGGAACCATCTACGGCATTGAGATAGATCGCCTACATAACATCGACAAGTCCCGTTTGAAGAAGTTCCTGGTCAGCGTCCACGCTGACAAGTACCCGCTGTGGGAGCTCCTGTCGCAGGGCAAGCTGAACAACGGGTCAAACGCGCTTGACTTCTTTCACATGAACTACGTGAAGGTGAAGCGCCCCCGTGGCGCCATCGTGGCAGGTGGCCTGGCCTCAGTTGAGGTCTACGGCTCTGACAAGCAGATCGGAGCTGAGTTCACCAAGGGTGACCAGGGCACCGTAGCAGGTGAAGTACCGAAGGCCCTCATGGGCTAAGACCTGAGCTAGAAACCTACCTCAGATACCTAGAAGGGGCCCTCGGGCCCCTCAATCATCTTATCGGAGTATACGCCGGCGGCAACCGGTGATACAATGCTTTGTGCGCTCGGCTTTTTGAGCGCACCTAGAACGAAGGAGCAGAAATGCGAAGCGTTATTTTCATCCTAGTGCTTGCCGTGGCAGCCCTTGCGGGCACCGCTCACGAGCTGTACCAGCACGTTCCGCAGCCAGTGGCCAACTCGGTCATCGGTGAAAAGGCAGAGAAAACTATGGGAGGTCAGGTCGCGCAGGTGCTACCCGCCACCCTTACCGAGAAGCAGCACCGGCTGCTCAACATGGCCTACGAGGTAGGCAAGTCAAACGGGTTCAAGGACCCTGAGCTCATGCAGGCCATCCTGCTGCAGGAAACACAGGCGGGCGGCATGGACCGCTACAAGGTGGCCAACGCCGGGCCAGATGCCTACTTCGGGCCAATGCAGATCAAGTTGACCGCCGCCAAGGACGTGCTGCTGAAGTGGCCTAGCCTCTTCTCCGTCTTCGGGTTTCACACCCGCACCGACGATGAGATCAAGGCCAACCTGATCCTCAACGAACGATTTAACCTAGAGGTGGCGGCGAAGTACCTTCTCATCCTCAAGCAGACCTACGGCCTCAGCGGGCGCGAGCTGGTCAATGCCTACAACCGTGGGCCGGGTGGGGTGAAGAACGTCGACGATACCTATCACTACGCGCTGGGCGCCGAGCAGAAGCTGGCGACCTGGAAGCAGAAGAAGCGCTGACCACCCTTCAGGTCTCCCACTGTACCATTGAGTGGTACAATGAGAGAATGATCGAGCAGCGTACTCTCGCCGATATCATCCAAGCCAAGGTCCCGCTGGGTTCACGCAACCCGCGGGGCTTCTATGATGTGCGGTGCGCGGTGTGTCACGACCACAAGGACCGAGGTGGGTTCAAGTTTGACGATGACTTCACTGGGTTTTCGTGCTATAACTGTGGTGCCAAGTTCAAGTACGAGGAAGGTAGCGGCAAGCTGTCGAAGAACGCGCGCGATGTCCTCGCCGCCTTCGGCATCACGAAGGACGACCTGACCGGTATTCGCTCGGCGCTCTTCGTGCCTACGAAGGAGGAGATCTCTATCTCTCTCGCGGAGCTGAAGAAGGTCAAGCTCGTTACCCCTGAGGTGCCGCTGCCCGAGAAGGCGCTGCCGCTCGGCAGCCCCACCCATGACGAGCTGCAAGCGCCCATCATCGAGTACCTGCTCAGCCGCAGGATAGATCCGCTGACGGTGCAGGCGCACTTCAGCCTGGACAAGCGCTACCTGCGGCGCGCCATCATTCCATTCTACCGCGACGGCAAGGTCATCTACTGGCAGGCGCGGGCGATCGATGACGATGCCAAGCCACGCTACCTCAACTCGCCGGCAGCTCGAGACGCGGTGCTCTACGGCTACGATGAGCTCTACCGCTGGGAACCCACCCCGCTGTTCGTGACTGAGGGGATCTTCGATGCCATCCCGCTACGTGGCATCTGTCTGCTTGGTTCAAGCTTCAATGAAGCGAAGCTGGAGGTTCTCAAGCGGTGCCGACGAAGGTTGATCTTCGTTGTAGATAGAGATAGAACAGGTGAGGGACTAGGAAAGGCTGCCCTGGAAAACGGTTGGGACCTGACATTTGTGGACCAGCGGGTGCCTGATGTCAATCGAAGCATCGTGCGGTTCGGGCTGCCCTTCACCATCTACACGCTGTTTAAGAACTGCACCAAGGTCGCTGAGCGACCAGAGCTCGCGTTGAACCTGCAGCTGCTGCAGGCGCGCCTGCGAGGGAGATAGAATGCTGCTTCTATGGTCAGGTGGAGTGGAGTCAACGTCCCTCCTGAAGTACCTGCTAACTGAAACTACTGAGCCTGTCACCGCGGTACACATCTACTGTCCCAACCGACTTGAGCGCGTCGAACAGGAATGGGCCGCCGTTGAGGCTCTGCTACCGCTGCTGCAGCAGCTTCGCTCCTTTGTGTTTCACCGAGTGGACCTCAGCTTTCCATTTCTGGTTCGCGACTCAGAGCTTCAGACCGCCTGTCTTCCATCGCTGCTGGTTGGAACAGGAGAGAAGCAGTTTGTGCGTGGGCTGTGTCTTGAGGACTGGCAGAACCTACCGGGGTTCACCCCGCAGGTGATGCACCCTGATGTAGCCCGTGCCGTTTTTGGCCGACGTATCGCGCAGCACATCATCGACTACTTCAGGGATGACAGCAGCACGGCATTCACTCTTGACTCTGGTGACTGGCGTGAGGTGTCTCCGTTCTATCCGCATATGCTGTGGCCCAAAAAGCAGCACATGAGATACCTTGGTGACCTGCTACCTCTGACATGGAGCTGTCTGTCTCCAATAGGAACTGCGATGAAGCGCGTTCCATGCCGTCGGTGCAAGACGTGTGTCATGCGAAATCAGGCCTTAGTTGAACTGAAACAAGAAAAGGAAGTCCATGAGCAAGCAAGTTGAAGAACCACCGATGATGGATGAGGCGGCTCAGGACGCCTACATCAATGCCATGCTGTCCAGCCCGGACCTCTTTACGCGGGTCAACGGCATCCTGCGCCCTGATTTCTTCGATCCCACACAGGCGAAGACGGTACGCTTCATGCAGGAGTACTTTCATGAGCACCGCTCCGTTCCAGCTGGTTTCATTCTCAACGCCGCCACCAAGTTTCAGCCAACCCCGGTTGAGATCACCCGCGGCGACCACGAGTTTCTCATCAAGGAGATCGCTAAGTTCTGTCGCTTCAGGGCGGTCATCAACGAGGTGCAGCGCGCCATCTCCACCGGTGGGTACCTGGAGAAGGGGGACATCGGCACGATGGTCGCCAAGCTCAAGGAGGCCGGTGAGCTCGACGTCGTCGAGGACCTGGGCATTGACTACTTCGACAACCCAACTGCCCGCATGGAGGCCGATGAGACCGAGGACCCGCTTATCTCCACCGGCTGGAAGGCGGTCGATGACCTCATTGACGGTGGCGTTGGGCGACAGGAACTGATTACCTTTCTGGCCCCATCCGGCGGCGGCAAGTCAGTCAGCATGCTCAACCTTGGCTTCAACCTGATGGCCCAGGGCCTGCATGGCGTCTATGTCTCGCTTGAGATGCGAGACAAGAAGGTCGCCCGCCGCACGGACCAGATGATCTCGAAGTTCGCCAGCAGCTTGATTCAGGCCAACCGCACGAGCGTCGCAACCGAGATTGAGCGATTCCACGAGAAGACCGGGGCCCGCTTCTTCATTCGCCGGATGCGTGAGGGCACGACCAATGCCAACCACGTGCTGGCCTACCTGCGAGAGCTGGAGGCTCGGAAGAACTTTCGTCCCGATTGGATCATCATCGACTACCTGGACCTCATGGAGCCGGTGCGACGGGGCGCGGGCGAGAGCATGTTCCTGAAGGACAAGTTCGTCTCAGAGGAGGTGCGTGCCATCGGCTTCGACTACGACGCCATCATGATCAGTGCCTCGCAGCTTGGCAAGCACGCCACCGCTGCCATCGAGGAGGGCAAGCAGATGCACCAAGGCGACGTTCAAGGCGGCTCCTCCAAGACCAACACCTCGGACCTAATGATCGCCACCGTCAAGACCGACGCCATGCATGAGGCAGGTGAGTACCGCTTTGAGTTCGTGAAGGCAAGAAACAGCGAGGCCAGCGGCAAGAAGGTGCTGATGCGCTGGAACAAGACCAGCCTGCGGATCACCGACCTGGACGAGTCGCCACTCCAGTTCAAGCGAAAGGGCAGCGGGGTGGCGCTGCCACCGGTGACCAAGGTTCGATCATGGCAGGACCTAATCGGTGGCCCTGAGGCCTGAGCCTCAAAAAAATGACCTGGGGCCAGCAATAAATAGAGGCAGTACCCACCCCTCAACCTCTCTACAGGAGACCCATATGACCGATCCAGCCCGCACCGTTTCACTTGACGGCATCAGCTATGACGTGGAGCAGTTCAGCGACCAGGTGAAGCAGGCCGTGAACATCTACAACACCTTCGCAGCTCAGCTCCAGACCGAGCAGCTGGCAGTCCTGAAGTCCCAGGCGGCGATGCAGACGCTTGGCGCGCAGATCGCTGGCGCCATCCGCAAGGAGCTGGACGAGAAGACGGCAGCTGCTGAGAAGGCAGCTGAAGAGCCCAAGGCCGAGTAAACCAGGCGCCCCGGAGAGCTAGGGACAGGCGTCTGCCTGTCCCTTCGTCATAAATACGTGATGATCCAAAAGCATTGCGTCTACGTGACATACCATAGCACAGGAAAGTTCTACGTTGGCAAGGGCCTGACGGATTTAGTGTTGTCTGGTGAGTACAGGGGTAGCGGAAAGAAGTTGAAATGCGCCTTTAAGAAATACCCGCCCGATCAGTGGATAACGGAAATTGTAAGTCTATATGAAAATGAAGCTGATGCTTTTGCACAAGAACGTGAATGGGTTGATGAGGATCTTCTCGTAGATCCGTTCTGCCTCAATCTCCACACCGGCGGTAGAGGAGGTGGAAACGAAGCACTATGGAAGAAGACGTGGCGTAATCCTTCGTTCCAATCCAAAATGTCAGCAAAAGCCTGGGCTAAACCTGAGGTTCAGGAACTTCAGCGCCAAAAAACAGCTTCTAGATGGAAGTCGGGACCGCTTCGAGAACAGCAGCTAGCTGGAGTGACAAAGCTCTGGCAAGACAGCAGCTATAGAGCGCGCATGACTAAGTTTCGCTCAGATCGAATCAAGAACATTCGATGGATGACTAAGAATGGGACCACCAAGCAAGTTTCGCTTGATCAGATTGACGCGTTCTTGACACAGGGCTGGAAGAGAGGTATGAAGTGATCCTACTTGTAGAGGGGATCCCCCATTTGGAAGACTTAGATCTCCAAGCTTTCCTGAAGGCCATTACAAACATCTCCAAGATGCAGGCCAGTGAGAAACTCGATGGAGCTCAGTTGTGGTTCGGCCTGGACAAGGACGGCAAGCTGTACACCTCTCGCGCCGGAAAGCGAAAGTCCGCCGAGAACATCTACAACGAGGAAGACTACCCGTACTACGCCGCCAACAACGGGTTTCGCTCCACTCACGCTGCTCTTAAGGCCAACGAGGAAGACATCAAGCAGATCCTCCGCCCAGGCGACACCGTCGAGCTGGAGGTTCTCTTTGGTCGGCAGCCCAACGCCGTCACCTACGGGCTCGGTGGTAAGAACTACATCGCCTTTCTACGGGGAGTGGACGGCACCCAGGACCTGGTCGTCGACCAACTGGCCAACCGTCTCGGCAGCAAGCTGACCAAGGTCAACACGAAGCTCGTCGACACCGTTGACGGTGAGCACCTCAAGGCTGAGCCAGCTGACCTCACCTTCAAGTTTGTTGGGGTTCCCAAGCTGGACGCTGGGAAGCTGCGCGGCATCGACCTATCGGCGCAGCTCGGTTCTCTCAAGGAGTTCCTGGAGGCCAAGGCCCCGCTGGAGGGCGTTGACATCAGCAACTTTGACCTCGTCACCCGTTCGCTCGGCTCCTTTGACAAGACCAGCCGGCCAGCGGCCAAGGACCTGAAGGCCAAGACGCTGGCGGCCATCATGGTCAACTTCAAGCTCCCTATCAAGAAGGAGCTGCTCTCTAAGTTCGTCCATCAGGTGAAGTCCCCGCTGGCGGCCGATGACCTGACCCCTGAGGAGGACATCGGTATCGAGGGCGTGGTGCTAAGGGAGCCTGGTTCTGAGGACCAGATCAAGCTCGTCGACAAGGACGCCTTCACCACCATCAACCAGTTCAACCACGCGGTACGCGGCAGCCTCAACAGCATGGTGAAGACCACCGACGGAGATGCTCCGCTTGAGAGCCGCGGCGGGATGCTTGGGGAGCTGAAGATCACGATCGCTGACCTGCTTGGTAACCGGGAGCTGGCTCGCACCCAGGGCGCCAAGAAGATCTTCCAGACGCTGAAGGGCAAGAACCCTGAGGAGACGGTGAAGAACGTGGCCGGTGAGCTCACTGGTGGTGATGACTTCCTGGGTACCCAGAAGAAGGTGCTTGCCCTCATCAGCCACACGCAGGAGAAGCTGGCAACGGCGCTGCGCGACTTCAAGGCCCACAAGGACAGCTTCCAGCTGAAGCTCAAGAACGGTCGCTCCATGGGGCTGAGCCCTGAGGTCATTCGACGGACGCTGGTTGCCTTCGCTGAGACGAAGCGGGACCTTGACGAGCTAGCTGAGAAGGTGGGCAAGTCAAAGAACCTGGCGCAGCTGGTGGTCGTGCTCTATGGACGGATCGCCAAGGCGGTACACGTCACAGGTGAGGAGGAGCCCATCACCGAGGAGCTCCTGCTGGAGAAGCGGATCTTCACCGACAAGACCCAGTACCAGGGCAAGGACGGCTGGTCACTGCTAAACATCTACCTGGCGACGGTGATGATGTCTACGGTCATCTACAAGGAGAACGACCGGCTTGGCATTCGGATCCTGAAGGACAAGACGCACTCGCGGCTGGCTACCTGGCACAAGGAGATGTCCCCGCTCAACTTCTGGGGCTACATCATCTGGCGCATCAATACGCCAGCGGCGCAGAAGCTGGTCAGCAAGAAGGTGGCCAAGGAGCTCTTCCGTCACGTGCGCAAGGTACCGCCCAACTGGTGGCGCTTCCTGCACATGGATCTCAGCTTCGGACGGGACGTACCTATCGACTGGGCGGATCACCGCAAGACGCTGAGCGTGCTGCAGCACTTCCCTGCCATGAACGTTGACCGCGTAAATAGCCTGCTTGACGGGGTCTTTCGATATGAGGAGCTCACCTTCGATGAGAAGGTCAAGCTCCTTGGTAAGCTTTACTTCTACGTGATGCAGTTCATTCCTATCTCACCGCTGCTGACGCGCATTCGCGCCATTCAGGACCAGCTCCTGCTCAACGCCAATGGCGAGAACTACCAGATGGTCAAGGAAGGGCTGCCGCTGCTGCGCTTGATTACCGAAGACGACGGCGCGGCGGTAGGCAACACCGTGGCAGCGTCTCCTGCTGGCGCTTCACCGGTCTCTGCCACCACCCCACCACCTCATACAGCAATGGGTGCCATCTCCAATCTTGCTCAGCGACAGACCTTCAAGGTGAAGCGCCGGCGGTGGCAGGACCTCAAGTTCAAGGACCCTAACAAGGTTAGAAAGCATGATCTCACTTCTCAAAGAGCTGGTTAACCAGGTCAACCAGGTAGACCTCGCCAAGGCCGATGGGTCGGACGCCGGATCCACCGACGTCAAGGGCAAGGGCGCGGAGGTCAGGTTTGACCTCATGCGCAACACCATCAACAGCGACGGCAAGATCAGCGGCTCCGACGTTGCCAACTATCTTGAGCGAGCGCACGAGCTGAATGATGAGGTTGAGACCGTGCTCTATGGGCTGGAGACCAGCGACGGCAAGGTCGTCAAGGTCTACGTGAACGCCCAGCAGGCTGAGGCCTTTGAGGCGGAGATGAAGAAGATGCTCGGCATGGAGGACGACATCGAGGAGGCCATCAACAACCTCGCGACGAAGTTTGACATCGTTGACGTCGTCTGGCCAAAGGGCGAGAGCGACGAGGAGAAGGACGACGCGCTGTCCCTAGATGACACCGCGAGCCTCGGAAACCCTGAGGATGAAGATGAGGACGACGACCTCGATGTCATCGCCTCAATGGATGATGACGGTGCCCCACCAGTCACCGATGAAACTGGTGATGAAGAGGGTGAAGGCGACGAAGAAGGCGGCGACAAGCCTAAGAAGAAAAAGAAAGCTGATGGTGAAGAAGAGGAAGGTGCAGCTGAACCGAAGAAGGACAAGCCGAAGAAGGACAAGCACAGCCTGCTGAAGTCCATCGGCGGTGGTCTAGCCGGCAAGGAGGTCAAGGAAGAGGTTGTTCATGTCGACTTCACCAAGGGAAAAGGTGTTGCTGCACCTGACGTTGTAGCACCGCACGGCTACGACCGCTTCGAGCTGGACGGCAGAAACATCATCGGCATCAAGGGCGACAAGGGCACGGTCGTTTCGACGGTCAGCGATGAGCGTCTAGGGCAGGAGCTGGTTCGCGTCTACAACGGTGGCAAGGCGTCAACCACGCTCAAGCCGCTCAGCCTGCTAGCCGCCTTCGGGACCCACGGCATCAACGTGCTGAACGACCTTGGCATCAAGCTGATAGAGAAGCCCGACTACTGGGAGGACCTCGAGGAGGGCGGCACTGGTTGGAAGCACGCGCTTGACGCGGTGAAGCTCAAGAAGGCCGAGAAGGCTCTCGGCGGGCTGCCCACCTACACCGACCTAGAGCTCTTTGGCAAGCTACCGCGCGGGCCGCAGGCTACCCTGAAGATGCAGCCCCCTGAGAGCACCTTCATCGTGAAGCTCAGCGACGGCCGCCGCTTCCTGGCAGATCGCACAGGCGCAAGCAGCTACATTCGCATGTGGGCGCCGATCGTGGACGCAGTCAAGGAAGGAGCGGCTGAAGAGGCCACCAGCTGGTCTATTCTGCTTCACCCAGATAAGAGCGAAGACGAAGACACCGCAGCCTCTGGAAAGAAGATCACCGCTGGGCTGCGCCAGCTGGGTAGCGTCAAGCTGCTTCACATCCTCGATGAGAAGGAAGGCGGTGGCTACGAATGGAAACTGACGACCAAGAAGCCGATCAGCGAGGATGATATCTGGGACTCCCTACCAGACGATATCACGTGGGGCGGAAACATTCAGGCGCAAGCCACCTAATGAAACACTGAAGGAGAAGAGGACATGACAATCGGCAGCAGGTTCCTAGACCGCGTTCTGGCTGAAGGCAAGAAGGACGTAGACGGGTTCAAGGACAACTTTGACATCACCACCCTGCCGGCTACAAGCCCGGCGCTCGCCAACCTACCGATGCCGCTGGCTCGACAGATCGTGCAGCTGTACCACCTGCTTGGTGTGTCGCTCGAGACCCTCGAGAGCCGACCCAAGGCAGTCAGAGAAGCAGCGACAGAGGTCGCTGACGAGATGCGGACCAATCGCCCGCTGCGGGTTGCAGCTCAGCGGCTCTTCTCGGCGCTCGCGTCAGCCAAGGGCTTCGCTCGAGCTGAAGTTACTGAGGCTGAGGACTTCGCTGACAGCGGCATGAACGACAAGAAGGTGACCCTGATGGGCTCCACGGTCGTGAAGCAGATCGAGGCGCTGCTTGCCGCGCTCAAGCTACCAGCTGGGCTGCTGCAGCGCGCGATGCGTCGCGACGCCGCTGCTCTTACTGACACGGCCGGAATGATCCTCAAGGGCGCCGTTCGCTCGAAGTTCGCCATGCTGGCGAGCGAGCTGGGCGTCGACCTCATGGGAGTAGGTCGCGAGGTAGAGGTCACGGAGGAGATGGGCATCAGCGACATGCTGGCCGCCAAGAAGATTTTCGACAAGATCAAAGGCACCCCGAACCTGAAGACCGCCGCCGTTGAGCAGCAGGTCAAGCGGTACCTTGACATGGTAGGCAAACAGGCCAGCGACGTCAAGTTCCTGACTGCTAAGGTGATTGCTCTGCTGCAGGACGAGGGCCTCATGGAGGAGATCGACCCACAGGGCGCCAACCGGTACGCCGACGCGGTGATGCACCTGATCAGCGCACTGGGAGTACCTGACATCGCCTTCGCGCGCAACGCGAAGGTGCTGCTTGGAAAGTACATGAAGACCGTCAAAGACCAGACCAATGTCGAGGCACTCATTCCGCTCATCATCACGCTGGCAGGTCGCGCTGAGAAGGTCAAGGCCGCCGCGGCGCAGTCCGCCACGGCGCAGCCAGGCGGTGGAGCGGTAGCCGCTCAGGGATCACAGGGAACTCAAGGAACACGGTGAGCCTCCTACGCGAGATCAATGACGAGGTAGAGCCAGAGAAGGCTGACAAGTCGAAGGCCCCACCTTCCGACACGCCAGCTGATGACGAGCCGGCGGCTGACCCTTCAGCCGCCCCAGCTGTACCTGAGGATGGATGGAACGTCGGTCACCTGGCGAACCACGGCATTCTCCTGTCCTGCGATGGTTTTTCTATCAAGCTTGACCTCGACCAACTGAACGCGCTATATGACCTCGCCGAGGACGGTGAGAGCGGTGAGGTGCGGGACCACGCCGGTAAGCCTGTCTACGTCGAGGTCCTCGATGACGGCATCGTGCTCTCACGCAACGATGATGAGACCTACCCTCACGGTATCCTCGTTGACCTGAAGACGCTCAAGGAGCTGGGCATCGAGCCGCACGAGAGCACCGACCTTGACGCCGATGAAGGTGAGCCTGAGGCTGAACCTACTGAGGACGATGAGCAACCTGCCGACGCTGGCGAAGCATCAGCGGAGGGTGATACAATTGACCCTAACAGTGATGATGAGGAGCTGGAAGAAGGCATCAAGCGGGCGTTTCGACGGTCAGGCAAGAGGATCAAGCCCGGCTTTCGAGTGACATCTGGGTTCCGCAAGGGACGGGTTGTCGCCAACATCCGCAACGCCTACAAGCCACGGGCGAAGGCACGGACCCGCCTGAAGCTGCGCATCGCTGCTCGAAAGAAGAAGGTCATTCGGGTGCTGAAGGCCAGGCGTACCCGACGGAAGCCGCTCTCGAAGCGCCTAGCCTGGATGAACAAGAGGAAGTGAGTGTTTTGCGTCTATCTGACGTCCTATCGTGGTAATAAGCTTCCTCCTTTCTACGTAGGGTCAAGCAGCGTCGCCAAAGTGATGAATGGTTATCACGGTAGTGTAAAATCAAAACGCTATGGCGCCATATGGAAGTCAGAGCTTGATGAAAGCCCAGAGTTGTTCACCACTAAAATTGTCGCTACGCACACAACGCGAAAAGAAGCATATGACGCAGAAGAACGTCTTCACAGACAGCTGCGCATTATCAAGAACCCGATGCACATCAATCTGGGATTGGCTAATCGTCGCTTCAATACTGGAGAAGGTATCTCTCCTGAAGTAATTGCAAGAGCAGCTGCATCACGCCGTGGGAAGAAGGCGCCACCGCGTTCGGATCAGTGGCGTGCCAAGCAGGCAGCTGCAAAGTTGGGCAAGAAGGCCACGCCTGAAACGCGAGCTAAAATGGTGGCAACACGAACTGGACGTAAGCTTAAACCGAGAGATCCACGCGGTCGTCAATCTACCTGCGATAAAATGAGAGCCGCTAGAGGGCGTTTAGTTTTCATCAACGGTGTTGAATATCGGTCAATCACAGACGCTAGTGAGATGCTTGGGATCAGCCATTATTTCGTGAAGAAGTTGGCCAATGCGTTATCCCTATCCAGAACTCGAAACTGAGACCTACAATGGTGGCCGATGGTATCTAACTCCAAGTGGGGCGATGCCATCAATCACGACAATTTTAGGCTTCACCGAGGCGCCTGAGAAGAAGGCAAGCCTCGAGAAGTGGCGAGAAAGCCTTGGTCACACCAAGGCCGCTGAGGTCAGCCGAACCGCCATTGAGCGGGGCACCAATGTCCACCTGCTCTGTGAGCGCTACCTCAAGGGCGAGCAGGTAGACGCGCCCATCAACGGGCACCCGGTTCCAGGACCTGACCTGCAGTCGTTCAACGCGCTGAAGCTCAAGCTGTCGAAGATCGACGAGGTGTGGGGGCAGGAGGTGGCGCTCTACTCCCAGGAGGTCCAGCTGGCCGGGCGCTGCGACCTGGCTTGCGTCTACAAGGGCAGACCCACCATCATCGACTTCAAGACGGCAGCTCGCGTCAAGCGCCACGACGACATCATCGACTACAAGGTGCAGCTCTGCTTCTACGCGCTGGCGCACAACGAGCTGTTTGAAACCGATATCCAGGAAGGGGTCATCCTCATGGTGGCTGACACCGGCTTCCCGCTTGAGTTTCAGGTGAAGCTGTGTGATCACCTGCCTGAGCTCAAGAAGCGCGCGGCTGCGTTCTGGCAGGCCGCCGTATCTAGCGTTAGCGACTTGGTGCTGTAAATAGCTCTATGAAGACTGGAGCTTGAATTATGGCCGACCCGATCAACGAGTTTGGAAACCTACCTATCATCTCAGCGGCCCCCATGGCCCTGCAGAATGCTGTCACCGGTGGTGGTAGTGCCGACATCGCCCCAGCCCCTGTAGAGCCCTACGATGTGCCATATGCAGAGCCTGTCAGCGATGACAGCATCGCCGTCGGCTCGCCCTACCACGAGCACGACTCAGCCTGCATCACGGTCTACCCTGAGAGCATCACCCCATCAGGTGCCTACGACGAGAAGAGCCCCGTCTGCAGCTTCGACATCGTGTTCAGCGTCGGCATCCGTGAGGGCGATGTCAGCAAGACCTACCGCGTCGTGAAGCGCATCGGCGTTGACAAGTGCAAGCTTGCCTGCGACGCTGAGTGCAGCACCCCAATCTCGGTGGTCGAGGACAAGACGAAGGCACAGCAGACCGCTGCGCTGGTGACCGCCAAGCGGTTCCGCGTTCTGGCAGGACTGGAGTAAACCATGGCACAGGTAGTTATCTTCGCACCACCAGGAGAAGACGTTTCCACTGGTGAGACAGCGCTCAAGGAAGCCGGTCACGAGGTCGAGGTCGTTGAAGCCACCGCTGAGAACCTCCTCCACATGGCGATCGGCATGCTAGGTGATGAAGGCAAGACTGAGGAGCCGGCTGAAGAGGAACCACCAGCAGAGGAACCGCCTGCTGATGATGAGGCGCCCGCTGAGGAACCCGCTGAGGAGAACCCAGCGAAGATGGAGGCGCTTGGTACCTGCTCCGTCGATGGTGATAAGGTCCCCGCCAAGAAGGGGAAGAGAACCCGCCTCTTCGTGAGCGAGCTGTCTCAAGGTGAGAAGCTCACCTTCACGCTGGGCGAAAGTTCGCTCTCCATCTGGGAACCGAAGATGCGCTTCTTCCTAAGCACCTCCGCCGGCCGCTCAACCGGTGCGGCCGCCCCGGTGCTCAAGTCGAGATATGGCCAAACCTACCTTGAGGTAGGACCTGAGCTGCACCGCTTCTTCTAAGGTCTCATGATCCGCAGTCCCTTCTTCGTCATTGAAGACGCAATCTCACCCGCCAAGTGCGACGTCATCACCGCTGCGCTAGGCATCAAGGTACCTGATCACAATGAGAACGGTAAGCCGCTGAAGCACGAGCGGCTGATCAGCGACGCTGAGCTCAACGGCTTCCTGCAGGCGGCGCTGCTACCTAAGGTAGGTGAGCTTGAGGAGCGCTACGGTGCCGGCATCAAGGGCTTCCAGACGCCGCTCTTTCAGCAGTACTTTGAGAACCCCGTGGATCCCGCTGAGGGGCTTGGCTGCGAGAACTCTCGTTACCTTCGCAAGAAGTGGGTCAAGGTCAAGGACACCGACCTGGTCGGCTACCTGTGGCTGAAGGACTTCAACAGCGGCGTACCGCTTGATCCTCGCTTCGAGGTGTACGGCGGCAAGCTGGAGTTTCCCGCCTATGACTTCAGCCTGGTGCCAGCGCGCGGCACCATGATCATCTTTCCAGGTGGTCCGCACTTCATCACCGCCATCTCACCTGTGCTCGTCGGCTCCCTTGAGCTCATCAAGCTGAGCATCAAGCTGCACCCACATGAAGGTGGGGTATATCTCTACCAGCCAGCCAACTTCCCTGGTACCTACCAGGAGTGGTTCAACGCTGAAGAGGTGCGTCAGTAGAGCGCCCAGCGCCCATCCAGCGCTGTCACCCCTGCCCACTCGTAGATCACGTTCGTCTCGTTTAGAGCGCCGTTCTGTGCCTCTGAGTAGTTGAGGTGAATGATCGCCCTGGTTGGACCGGTCTTCTCGCTGCCTGGGATAAGCGGCAGCCCGTCGCCTCCCGTAAGGAAGGTCTCAGGAAAGGGTGTAAGAACAGGTCCATCTGCCCCTACATCCTGCACATCAGGCGGGTTGGGGTTGGGCACAGGTGGTCCACCCAGTGGGTCGCCGGTGAACGCGCGCTCCAGCATCTCAACCCAAGGGTCAGAGGCGTTGACCTGTGCCCGCAGGTCCGCGATCCCCCACCCCGACACACCTGGCAGGCCAGTCACCGGGTCCGGGGGCGCCGTAAAGGGCGCCAGCCGGTACACCCGGTACCTCGGTTTGATCACTATCTTGTCGGAAGCGGTGAAAACCGCCTTCCCTGGGGTGAGCTTGGCTGACAGCTGACCGGGTATACTCAAAACGCGAGAGAACGAGAAGGACAGCGTTGCCTTCAGCGTTGGCGGAGGCGGCGCTATCTTGAAGCTAATGCTATATCTGCGCGCGCGTGGTGCTGGTGTGTGAAGCTGGTCGATCTCAATGTAGTCAGACGGAGGTAGCCCTACTCGCAGGAGCTGCGCTGTCGCTGGACCTGTGAGCTGCTCCGAGACGCTGCCGTCGTAGTTCGTGATCACGCACGCGGCATCGGCGTCAATGACCTGCACCGCCAGCAGGTTCTGCTCCTGACCCACGCCGCGTGAGCGGAAGTAGGTGTCGCCGGCGTAGAGCCTAGACCGAAAGGCGGAGGCGGAGCGCAGCAGGGTACCTGGGCTGGGCGCGTGCACCGGCCGGTAGGAGTAGGTCGGCATCAGCCCAGACGGCACGCGCTACGCCTCGAAGTAGACGGTGGCGGCACCTGTGATGGCGACCCCGTCGTGCTTCTTCTT